CCACGGAGCGTGAGCGCAAGGAGCTACGTGCTCGCAGCCTCACACACCGCCGCAGCCAAGGCCTTGCCCTCTCGAAGGTCGCCGTCGGCATCCGCTCCGAGGAGCCCATGCCCTACGACCCTGCGAACCTCTCCTTCAGCTACAGACACAATACCTCCTCCGAAGAGACTCCCGACATCGAGTACAGCCGCCACCTCGACTGGCACGCAGCCCTGCGCTACGACTATACACCTACCTTCCGCCCGCTAAGGCCCTTTGCTAAGGCTTCGGGCGCCAGCCCGTGGGCGGACTTCCTCCGTCAGTACACCTTCACTCCGTGGCCCAGCCGTCTCGTCCTCGAGACCTCGATGGTGCGACGCTACGATGAGGAGCAGCTCCGTAGCCTCGGCGATGAGCTGAGTGGCACGCGCCTCCCCGCGACCTTCGCCCAGCAATTCATCTGGAATCGCCGTCTGCAGCTCAACTGGAATCCCACCCGTTCGCTCCAGCTGGCCTTCAACTCCGGTACCGATGCACGTATCGAAGAGCCCCACGTGCAGGTCAATCGCCAGCTCCAGCCCGATGCGTGGCGTGCGTGGCGTGATTCCGTCGGGCAGAGTATCCGTGAGGGAGGTACGCCCGTCCACTACGCTCAGCAGGCGAGCCTCAGCTATCAGCTCCCCACCGCCGACATTGCGCCCCTCTCCTTCATCCGCTCACAGCTCTCTTATAGCAGCGCCTATTCGTGGGACCGTGGGGCGGTACTCCCCGATCCGACCATCCGCCTGGCGCATACCCTTATGGCGCAGGGTGCACTCGAGTCCACCACGCAGCTCCAGCTCCGCCAGCTCTATCAGCACATCCCCGCACTCGCTCGGCTGGAGCGCCGCTTCGGCACGGCTGGTATGACCACCAGCGAAGGGCGCGGGAAGAAATCGAAGGGCGTGACTGAGGGGAACGAGCTCATTGACCGCCTCCTCTACGCCCTCCTCATGGTGAAGGACGTATCGCTGACCTACCGCTCCACACGCAGTACGCTCCTCCCCGGCTTCCTCCCCACTATCCGAGCTATCGGGGGACAAGGCTCTTCGGGCGGAGCGCTCTCCCCTGGGGTGGGCTTTGCCTTCGGGCTAAGCGATGTGGACTTCATCGATCGCCTTGCAGCACGGGGCGACCTCCTCGTCTCGACCGAGCACCTCACTCCAGGGGTCTTCACCCACACCCGCACGGTGGACCTACGTGCTACGCTCCAGCCCCTACGCCACCTCACCATCACGCTCTCGGGGAATCACACCCGCACCGACCGCACCGAGGTACAATATATGTACGCCGGTAGCCCCCGACTCTACGGCGGGGACTTCACGATGACGACCATCGGCCTCAAGGGCTTCTTCGCCCCTCTCCGCTCCGAGGAGGGCTACCTCTCCGAGACCTTCGCCGAGATGCTCCGCCTGAGAGAGCCTATCGCTCGCAGGCAAGAGGAGGCAGGTAGCCTCGCCACAGGACTCACCATCGACCGCAATGCTTCTGCCGTCCTTATCCCCGCCTTCCGCGCAGCCTATATGCACGGCTCAGGGAAGGGGCGCAAGGGGCTGAGCGCCCTACCCAACCTCCTCGGTATGCTCCCGAACTGGTCGGTGAGCTACACGGGGCTCTCCGAGCTGCCCTTCCTCAAGCGCCACTTCCGTAGCGTGACCCTACGCCACACCTACCGCGCCACCTACACCGTCGGGGGCTTCTCGTCGCTGGCAGGCTGGCAGGGAAGCGATCCCGATGCCATCGGCCTCCTGAGTGAGACAACTGCGGGAGGAGGAGGAGCGATGAGCGGCGCGCGCCTTAGCTACGCCTATGACATCCCATCGGTAGCACTGCAGGAGAACTTCTTCCCCCTCATCGGGCTTGACCTGACGTGGCTCAATGGTCTCGGGACGAGTGCGCAGTGGCGCCAAAGCCGTGGTGCCGTCCTGCACCTCGGGGCGCGTAGCCTCATCGAAGCCCTCTCACGTGAGCTAAGCCTCGGCCTCACCTACAAGATCGACGACCTCACGAGCCTAATCAGCCCCACCACCGCCCGCCGTAAGAGGCGCCGTGCGAGCAAGGAGCCTGCGACGACCTCTGCCCACGGCCTCACCCTCCGAGGCGAATATGCACACCGCCGCACACTCACCCTCCTACGCCGTCTCGAGGAGGGCTATACCCAAGCAACCTCGGGGATCATCGACCGACGCCTGCGTCTCAGTGCCGAATATGAGCTGAGCCGACAGCTCGGTCTCGAGGCATACTACGAGTACAGCCGTAATGTACCACTCGTCAGCGCCTACTCCTTCCCCATCTCCACCAGCAGCTACGGCCTCTCCCTGCGCATCACACTCGACAACTAACCGCCCCCTCACGGCTCGACATACCCAGCCCCCCACCCAGCCCCCCACCCCTCGGGCGCGTAGGCGCGACGGAGGGGTGGAGCCCGTGAACGTGGTCGCCGAGCAGGTCAAGCCCCCGAAGCCTGACCCCGACTGGCACCCGATCGCGAAGAAGCTGTGGAAGGCCGTGGAGCAGTCCACCTTCACCCGCTACTACGAGCCGTCTGACTGGATCGTCCTCTACTCCACTTGTGATGACTTGTCGAACTACAAGATGCAGGATCGGCGTTCGCCTACGATGCTGGCGGCTGTGAACACGATGCTCACCAGCCTCCTCCTCACCGAGGGAGATCGGCGTCGCGTGCAGATCGAGATCAACCGCGTGGACGAGTCCGAGGCTGAGTCTGCTGGCGTGGTCGCTCTCCAGGCTTGGGCGAAGGCGCGGGCCGCGAAGTGACCGAGACGCTCCCCGCACCCCGGGAGCGAACAGACACGCTCCCCCTCGAGCTCCCTGAGCGCACCCTCGGCTATCATGCTGCCGCCTGGATGATGGACAACCTGGTGCAGCCTAACGGGCCGCGCGCTGGACAGCCGTTCATTCCGACGGACCGGCAGATCGAGTTCCTTCTGCACTTCTACGCCCTTACCCATAAGGGTTCCTTTGTGTATAGGCAGGGAATTAGAAGGTTAAGCAAGGGATCAGGTAAAGCTGTAAGCTTGCTCACACCCATTCTTACCCCCAATGGATGGAGGAAGTTCGGCGACCTTCGCCCCGGAGACTACGTGTTCCACCCGTCCGGCAAGCCCACCAAGGTCACCCAGGTCCACCCTATCGACCAGTGGGACACATGGGAGGTGGAAATCTCCGACGGCACAGTCCTCACCGCCACCGGCGAGCACCTGTTCACGGTGGATGAGTTCGTTGGTTCAGCCAAACGCAAGCGCCGCACTCTCGATGTGCGCGCCATGGCTCGGGAAGGGTGTTTCAACCTCCGCCTCCCCGACGTAGACAAGGACGAGCTGCGCGCCCAGGGAGTCCCTGGTGGGGTGCTGGAGGGCTTCCAGAACGGGCGAACCATCGTCAATGCCCGCCGGGTCCCTCCGGTTGATGCTCGTTGTATCACTGTGGCGGCTGAGGATGGCCTGTATCTGGTGGGGGAGACGATGGTGGTCACCCATAATTCCCCGTTCGCCGCCGCGTTGTGCCTGTTCGAACTCCTCGGCCCTTGCCGGTTCGATGGTTTCGACCGACATGAGCCGTTTGGGGTGCGCGCCAAGCCTATGAGCATGCCGCTCGTGCAGATCGTCGCTACGTCGGAGGCTCAAACCCAGAATACCATCCGCATGGTCAGGGCGTTCTGCCAGAAGAAGGGGTCGCTCGCCCGCAAGTACGACCTCGAGGTGGCGAAGACGTTCATCGAGACGCCGGGCGGGGGGAAGCTTCAGCAGATGACATCCTCTGCGCACTCGATGGAGGGTGGTGAGGTGTCCTTCGTTGTGGGCGACGAGCTGGAGCACTGGCTTCCTGCTCAGGGCGGGCCGGCCATGTTGCAGACGATTCAGCAGAACGCGGCGAAGATGGGTGGCCGGTTCATGGGTACTTGTAACGCTTGGGTGCCGGGCGAGCAGTCGTCGGCTGAGGCGATCTTTGAGGCTTGGTGCGATCAGGAGGATGGCCTCACGCGCGGTAAGACGAAGGTGCTCTATGACGCCCGTATCGCTCCCCCGAATACGGTTCTGACGGACGAGCCTGAGGAGGGGCAGGTCGGTCTCACGGAGGCCCTCGAGTATGTGTATGAGGACTGTCCGTGGGTGAACCTGGAGTCCATCAAGGAGCAGATTTGGTCTCCCGAGTACCCTGAGTCGCGCTCCATTCGCTTCTTCCTGAACCGCCCGAACGCAGCTGAGGCGTCCTGGATCACCCTGGAGGAGTGGACGCAGCTCCGTAAGCCTGACCGGAAGGTAGAGCCTGGGGAGCGGATCGTCATGTTCTTCGATGGCTCCAAGTCCAATGACCATACGGCCCTCGTGGGGTGCTGCATGGAGGACGGGCACATCTTCAAGATCGGGCATTGGAAGCCTGAGAAGCCGCTCGGGGTTGTGAATGTGGCTGCCGTGGATGCTGGGGTGCGGAAGGCGTTCGACACCTACAACGTGGTCGCGTTCTGGGCTGACGTGCGCGAGTGGGAGTCGTTCACCCGTACTGCGTGGCCTGAGGACTTCGGCGACAGGCTGATCGTCCCCGCGGTGCGCGGCGGCATGTCCGCTTCGCCGATCGCTTGGGATATGCGGTCGCACGCGTACCAGTTCGCTGAGGCTGCGGAGACGGCGTTCACGGAGATTCAGCAGCAGACGTTCACTCATGATGGGGACTCTGCCCTGGGTGAGCATGTGTCGAACTGTCGCGTGAATGAGTTCAAGGGCCGCTGGTCGGTGAAGAAGGAGTCCCCGAAGTCCTCGAAGAAGATCGACCTGGCCGTGTGCATGATCGGCGCTAGAATGCTGTATAGACATGTGAAGAACTCGAAGGAGTGGGCGGACCTGACTGCTCCGCGAGGCGAGTGGAAGGTGTTCATGTGAGCTTCCAGAAGATGATCTCCAAGTTCTCATCTGGCGCCTACCGCCCCATCACCTATGAGGGCTACTACGAGGGGAAACGGCGCCTCGACGCGGTGGGTATCAGCCTGCCTGCGAAGGCGCGTGTCCTGGAGATTCAGGCCCCGTTCGCTAAAATGGCGGTGGATGTCCTCACCGAGATTCTGATCCCCGACGGGTACCGTGTCGCAGACGACGACAAGATGGGTGTGGTTGACCTGTTGCGGAAGACGTGGCAGGCGAACGACATGGATTCCCAGTTCAACCTGGCTGCCGCCGAGGCCATTAGTGCTGGCGCCGCATACTGGGTGATCGCCCCTCCGGATGACGAGCACGAGTTCGCTTCGATTCGCGCCGTGGATGCGAAGCATGCCCGTGTGCGCATCAACTTCCGTGGCGAGGTCGTCGAGGGCGTGGTCCTCTACCGCCGTGACGACGGCAACGTGGGTGCCACCTATTACACGCCCGGCGGCGTAGAGTTCTACGCGAAGGGCAAGTACGACTGGAAGAGCGTCGGACAGGGCCGCCAGGACCAGTGGGGGGCATCCATCGTCCCCATGTTCAACAGGGCGCGCCTGTCCGACAAATATGGGCGCTCCGACCTGCGTGAGCTCACCTCCGTCATCGACGCCGCCTCTAGGACGCTCACGAACCTCCAGGTGGCTCAGGAGGTCGCTTCCTCCCCGCTGCGCGCCGTCGTGGGTGATGGTGCTTCGGACATGATTTCCCAGTATCCCGAGAAGATGCAGGCGTACATGGGTAACCTGATCGCCATTCCCTCCGGCGGTGACGTGAAGCAGCTGACCGGTATGGCGCTGGACCCGTTCATCAACACGTACAGGTCCTACGCCCTCCAGCTGTCCGCCATGACCGGTATCCCCCCGTCGATGATGGGCGTCTCCTCGGACAACAACCCGACCAGCGCGGAGGCCCTGCGAGTGGCGAAGGACCGCCTGATCGCCCGCGCGGAGAACAAGCAGCGCCAGTTCAGTGATGCTCTCGAGAGGGTTGGACGGATCGTGGCGCAGGCAAATGGGATGCCCCTGGATGGGCTGGAGGCCCTTGAGGTGACGTGGCGTGACGCAGCCGCCCCCTCAACCTCCGCGCAGATGGCTAACGCCCTCCAGGCCCACAGTCAGGGCATCATCGGGGATGAGACGGCCCGCGAGTTCCTTCACCTTACCCCTGAGCAGCTGCGCCGCGAGAAGGCCCGTGGCGACAAGATGGATGCCGAGGCGGGCCTGGATATGCCGGAGGCTCCGGAGGCTCCCGAGGATGTGGAGGAGGACCCTAAGAGTGAGTGAGGCCCTCTTCTACAGCATCCTGCGCGGCATCGTCATGCTTTTCCGGCGTCGGGCAGAGGATGCGCTCAAGGCGTTCGACGGCCTCCCTGAGTCACCCCCGGTGGAGCATGTGGGGGACCTCCTGACCCCGCTCATGTGGCAAGCCAGGAAGCAGGCGTGGGCCGCAGCTGCCCTGTTCCTGCGCGGCCAGGCCCGCAAGGCCGGGGTGCCCGAGTCCTGGGTCCCTCCGCAGCCGGGATACTCACCGAAGACTATCGCCCGCACCATCCGCGGCACTCAGGGTGCACTGAAATCTCCGGAGGGGATGCGGCGCCTTGAGCGGTCCCTGGAGGGGCATGTGCTGGCCGCTGCGCGCCGAACCGTCGCCGACGCAGTAGACACTGCTCCGTCATCCATCGAGCTCATTGAGGGCGCCCTGGATGACCTGGCGAAGGACCTCGAGGGGTTCTCCGAGGTCACGCAGAAGGCGATCGTCGAGGATGTCGAGAAGGTTAAGTCCCGCCGCCGGCAGAGCATGACGCTGGATGAGGCGTTCGAGAAGGTTGCTGATCGCGTTGAGGAGGCTGTTCGCACCCTCGATGAGGAGGATCTTGTCAAGGACCGCCACCGGGGCATGAAGGTGTTCTCGGAGGTACCGGACAAGTACCGCCGCAACTCCCGTGGCGAACTGATTGCCCGCCCGTTCGCTTTCGCTCGCGTCACTCACCCCAACAAGAATGGCCCCTGCGGCTTCTGTGCGATGCTCGCCTCGCGCGGCCCGGTCTATAAGTCGTCGGAGTCGGCAGGTATTAGGGCTGACAGGTACCACGATCACTGTTTTTGCACGTGTACTCCGGTTTTTACCTCCAAGCACTGGGAAGGGAAGGAACAGCAGACCGAATACGAACGTGTGTACAATGAGGTTGTGCGCGACCAGGACCTTCACGACGTGGATGCTCGTCGCGCAATGGACAAGTACTTCCGGGAGAAGCAGAAGGAGCGCAAATGAGCGACACCCCCGCGCCTGAGCCCTCCGTCGTTGAAGAGACTGACGGACCTATCTCAACCACCGACTACCCTATCGAGCACCCCGAGGAGGCCTCCAATGAGACTCCTGCGGAGGACGAGGAGACTCCTGCGGAGGAAGCGCCGAAGGATGATGAGGAGACTCATTCGGATGAGGTGAGTGAGCTGCGCGCCCAGCTGGCCGCACTCACCGAGAAGCTCGAGGCGAAGGAGGCCGCCGAGCGTGCCGCCGCCGAGCTATCCGAGAAGGAGTCGATCCTCTCTAAGGCCAACATTCCGGCCCGCTTCGCATCATTCCTCACCGGCGACAAAGACTCGTGGCAGGAGCAGGTAGACGCCCTCGCCACGTTGCGCGAGCAGGCAGACGCCGCGCCCGCGCCGTCAGTCCCCCGCGACCCTGCGGTGGATGCAGACCTTGAGACCGAGGATGACGGCCTGAGTGAGGCGCTCGGGTTCTTCGGCCTCGCAGACCAGTAAGGAGGGCATATGCCTGCACCCGCGTACAACCCCGACAACGAAGCCAAGATCGAGACAGTATCCAAGATTCTCAGCGCTAACTCTGGGAATGAGGCCGCGTTTCCCAAGACCGTCGTAAAGGGCATCTGGGACAACGCCATGAACGGCTCTGTTGTCCAGTCCCTCGCCGGTAGTGTCCCGGTCTCCATCAACGGCACCGCCATCCCGATCCCGGTCGGCCAGCCCACCGCTGGCATCGTTCAGGAGGGTGGCCTGAAACCTGTCGCTACCCTGTCCAGCAAGGTCAAGACCGTCACCCCGGTCAAGGCCGCCGTGATGATCCTCTACTCGGAGGAGACCGCTAAGGCTGACCCGCTGGGCGAGTACTCTCGCATCCAGCGCGCCCTGGGTGAGGCTATTGCTCGCGCCATCGACACTGCCGTCATCCACGGCATCGACGCGAACACCGGCACCGCCATCACTGGCAAGGAGGCCCTGACCTCTACCACGAAGGTGCAGGAGCTGGACCTGGCCTCCACGGCTACCGGCTACTTCACCAAGCAGCTGTCCGCCGCCTACGACAAGGTTGTGCTGGATGACGCGGACGAGGCCGAGTTCGGTTTCGACCACTTCCTCCTGGCCCCGAAGTTCCGCAGCAACCTGGTGAGCGCCCTGGATGCTCAGGGTCGCCCGCTCTACCAGCAGGCCCCCGACATCACCGCGAAGTTCGGTACCGTCCTGGGTGTTCCGGCCACCTACTCTCGTGCCGTCTCTGGCTACGAGAGGGCCAAGACCTCGGCCGCGAAGCTTCTCGGTATCGGCGGCGACTTCAAGGACGCTCTGCGTCTCGGTTTCGTTGAGACCATCACCTACCGTAAGGCGACCGAGCGTGCCGGTGGTGTGGACCTCTTCGACCGCAACATGGGTGCGATCCTCGCTGAGGCCCAGTTCGGTTGGGTTCTGCGTGACCCGCGCGCGTTTGTGAAGATCACCAGCAAGTGACCCGTGTGGTGGCCGCTGGCGTTTTGGTTGGCGGCCACCCCGTGGCCTGGTTTCCTGAGGAGGTGGAGAAGTGACGGTAGCAACACTGGATGATGTTCAGGGGTCGCTTATGCGGTACCTGGAGGATGACGAGAAGACCTGGGTGCAGGCTCTTCTGGATAGGGCTGAGGCCCTGATCCTGTCACGCATGCCCGATGCTGTGAACCGGTGTCGCGTTGACTACAGCTTCTCCATCATCATGCGGATGGTGGAGGCCGAGTCGGTCTCCCGTGTCCTCAGGGCGCCTGGCGGCGGCCTCTACAAGTATGAGACCGAGGGCACGTACACCTACTCGGTGAATCAGGCCGTCGCGTCCGGCATCCTGGAGATCACCGACCGGGACTGGCGGGCCCTGCAGGCTGGCACATCCGGGTGGGGTGTAGCCGGGGCCGAGATGGACGGCTACGCGCGGCGCACGCACCTTCTGGGCGCCCTGGAGGGGCCGCTGACGGTTGATCCTACATACCTGCGTGGACCGTCAGCCCTGGACTTCGCCGGGGATCACCCTGTCTATGACGAGGATGAGGTGACGCTGTGGTAGGGTTCCGGCCCCGTCGTGGGCGCTACCTGGAGAACGGTCCCCACGTGGTGGAGGTGACGCTCGCTGTCGTCAAGGAGGGGCGCACCGGGCGTCGGTTCGAGCGGGGGGAGACCTTCGTGATCGACAAGGTGCTGGTGCAGCCGTCAGCCGGTAACGCCTTGAAGGCTACAGAGAACCGCGTCATCCGGGGCGACCTCACGGATGAGACCACCTTGAAGGTTTTCGGCACTGGCCGGAAGTGGCCGGGTGGTCCGCACTCGTGGGTGAAGATCATCAAGGGACCTGAGTCCCTGGTGGGGAAGACGTTCCAGCAGGCCGGTGAGCCGCTCACCTATGACGCCTCCCCGATGACTCGCCACTGGTCGGTGCGTTGCGACACGCTCGGAACGGAGTCGAAGTGATCCAGGTGTACGACAACGAGCACACGCACGAGGACATTGCTGCCGTCGTGGCCCGTCAGCCTGAGTTTGCTGCTGCCGCCGCGAAGGTGTTCGCCGAGGTTGAGGCCGCTGCCGCCGCTCACATTAAGACGGGTGAGCTGTCCGCTTCGTTCAGCCTGTCGCAGGGGAAGGTGGACTGGTCCATCTCCCCGTCCACGGACCATGATGCGGCTGTCGAGTTCGGCCACTACGTCTACCAGGACGCGCAGGGGCGCCGTACGAAGCGCGATGGCGCCAAGTATAGGACGTGGGTGCCTGGCATCAACGTCATGCGTGGCGTCGTGCACGACAATGGGGGGTTCTAGTGGCGTTCGTTTCACCCCTCCCGTTCATCTACCGGTACGCCCAGGAGGCTGCTGCCGCCGGCGCGGCCGAGTGGCCGATCCTCTCCCGGATCGTGTGGCGCACGCATGGTGACGTGGACGACCCAATGAATGAGCTCGTGTGTCGCGTCCAGATGACCATCTCCCGTATTCACCCGTCTGGGCCGACGTTCGCGGCAACCCAGATCAGGGCTCTCCTGTACATGACTGGGCCAGACGGGGATGAGGTGTCCGACGCGAGTGACGCGCTCGTGCAGGCCATTGAGAAAGCTTGGAGGTCAGGAATGGTGACCTCCGAAGGCTGGGCTACTTACCTCGAGTGGACCCAGCTGCCCACGCCGGAAACCGACATGGGCACAACCGCCGACTACATCAACATGGTTTCGTCCCTCCAGGTGACGGCCAGGAAGGGAGCCTGATGGCTAACCTCGGAAACAGTAAGATTCAGATCGCGGGCCGTGGGCACGTCTACTACGCTACCCCTGACACGGAGGCCCCGAACCTCGACGGCTACACCTTCGGTGACGGCGCCACCCTGGAGGTGAACGGCTGGACCTGGCTGGGCGACACCTCCAGTGAGAACCTGATTGAGTTCGAGTCCGACGGTGGAGACACCTCCACGAAGCGGACCTGGGACCGTCAGGGCGTCCGCGCCACCCGCGCGGGCGGGCGCATCACCGTCAAGGGCGAGCAGGTCTCCTTCCACCACCCGCGGGACGCCGCCAGGGCCGGCATCCCCGATGACGCCCTGGAGCCTTACGGCCACTACAAGGCCAAGGTCTCGCTGGACT